CATTCCTCCTGCATTCCTCAATCATTTACTTTTCAGGTGATTCTGTGGCCTGACGGCTGAGCCGTCAGGCCACAGGTTTTTTACGCCTTGACCTCTACGATGCGGACCACGCCGTCATAAACATAGAGGTTCATGGTGCCGCCGTAGGCTTTGGCATCATCCAGCGTCATCCACTTGCCGGTATCATCGTTGTAGCACTGAACATTGGAGGGGACCTCGTAGGTCCGGCTGCCGAAGTTCACTGCCGTCTTGCCGATCCAGGCACTGGAAGAGACGTTGCTCAGCTTGCTCATGGTAGCAAAGCTGGTGAACATGAGCCTGTCATTCACGCTCTTTTTGATACTTGCAGCCACAAAAGCACCAGTGCTGACACTGTTACCGCTATAAACCGTATACTTTTCTGTATCACTGCAAACGATCGTGATCGTGCGGTCAGTCTCCTTGCCGGTTGTCGGATCATACTTGCTGTCCACAATTGCACGGCCAAAAATCATATCGCCTGCAAGGCCGTTATTCAGCACGATCAAGTCCACCTGACCGGCCCAGTTGGTCCGGTTTCTCCAATGGGACCTGTCGGCCCCTGTGCTCCCGTGGGTCCGGTGGGACCTGTCGCCCCGGTTTCTCCCTTCAGGGATGCCAGGTATTCCTCCTCCGTTCCCTTGAAGCCGTGCTTCACCGCAAGGCCGTAGGCCGAAAGATAGTAGGGAGGGTTGTTGTACGGCGGTCCGCCGCAGTCACTCCACCTCATGCCGTCTCGCCTCCTCGCTGCAATATCCCTCCGCAGGATCGTATGTCTGGCAGAACCAGCACACAAACGCCGTGTACGCGCTGTTGTAAATGGTCATGGAGTCCGCGTACTTGTTATACTCTCCGTTCTCCGCGTCGATCCTGGCCTGCAGATACAGCGGATACAGATCGTCGTAGGGAGGATCCACCAACAGCTCCCGGTCCATATCCGCCGGATATTGCAAGTCCAGCTCCCGGATCTGCGCCGGGGCCATCAAAAAGACCTCCGCCTGCAGGCGTCCTTCCAGGCGGCGCAACCACTGGAACTTTGTCTCCTCGCTGAAAGCGTTGGGTTTCACGGCATCCGCCGCCGCGATGGCATCCTTGACCTTCATTCGTATCCGCCTCCCTTCGTCCTCGCAAACTCCGCTCTGCTCACTTTGCGTCCGGCAAATCTCGCAACGCTCCGTTGCGCCCCAAGGGCACTTCCGCGCCCACTCCGTGGGCTTGGGCGCCCGTCCTCTCCCCACAGGAACCGCTCCGCTGGGTTCCTGCGGGGTCCCCCGTGTAGAACCTCATGTTCTTCAGCAGCCGCGGGTTGTCCGGTTCCTCCAGCAGCGCCTGCTCTCCGTATTCTCTTGCCGCCCGCAGATCCCCGATCCGGTAGCAGGCATACGCCATGGCGTCCCAGGGATAGGCGCCCCAGGCCCTGTCCTCGTTGATATAGAAGCCGGACCGTTCGGTGATGTCCACGGCCCGCCGGCCGTAGTAGACCACGCCCTCCCAGTCCTCCGCCGCGTAGGCAGCCTCCTGCGCCTGTACCCAGGGCTCCCGCAGCTCCGGTGCCTCTGCGATGGCCCGCAGCGCCCACACCATGCCCTGCCGCCTGTCGCCCATAGACAGATAGCACCGGGAGAGAAAGCGCATGGAGGCGCACCGCTCCGGCTGCCACACGGCTCCGGGCATTTCCAGGTGGCGCTTCAGCACCGGGATGGCCTCCGCGTACAGTCCGTGGAACATATACTCCCGCCCCAGGTAGTGGGCGTTCCGGTCGTCCTCCGGGTCCTCCCGGACGGAGAGCTCCAGCAGCGGCAGATACTCCGCCCGGCTTTTCTTCGGGTCCGGATAGTGCTCCAGCACGATCTCCGGACATACCGCTGTCTTCCAGGTGCGCTGCCCGTCTGTCCTCCGCAGCACCTCATGTACCGGATGATGCCACTGGAACACGCCGGGCGTGTGGACCTTTTCCTGTAAAAACGTAGTGCCCGGCGTCCCGCCGGGGCCGAAGCTCCAGATATAGATGTACCGGAGCTGTTCCGTTCCCGGCTCCCAGACATTCTCCAGCAGCTTCCGCCAGCCGGGCCGGAATACCTCGTCCAGGTCCGTGCACACGCAGACGTCTGTGCCCGGCGGGATCAGATCCATGGAGCGGTTGCGGGCCGCGTCAAAGCGCCAGGGGGAGATGATCTCCTGCCGCACGATCGCGCCCCGGTCCGCCAGCTTTTCCACGGTCCGGTCCGTGCTCCCGGTGTCCAGGACGCACACCCAGTCCGCCTCTGCCATGGAGTCCATCCAGCGGTCCACAAATTGTTCTTCATTCCTGGCAATGGCGTACACGCAGACCTTCATGGCATGTCCCTTTCTGTCGTGATAAGCGGGAGGGGGCGCGGAGGCCCCCTTCCACTTCAGGCCGCCGTTTTCCCGGCATTTCAGGCCGCGCCGGTCAGCTCAGTGCCGCCGCTCACGCCGCCCACCGCGAATCCGCGCCAGTCATTGAATCCCGCGATAAACCGAGCGTAGCCCTTCCATACGTTGGCGTCGTTGCCGGCAAGCTCGCTGCGCACCTCCAGCTGTACGCGGTCAAGCCACACCGCACTGCCGTATTCCTCGTTGTACCTGCTGTCTCCCAGCACCCAGGGCTTCGTGCTCTTGGTGATGAACTGGTTCAGGTACGGCCACACAATGATCTTCCACCGCCCGAACTGGTAGTTGAACCCGTTGTTGGAGGTGTCCGGATCCTTGTCCGCGCCCACGGCGGCGAACACGTCCCGCTTCAGCTGGTAGTCATTGGGGATCAGGATGGTGTCCGGGGCAACGTCCAGAATTTCCCCGTTGTCTCCCATGAAGCCCTGCATCTCCGTCTCCACAGCGGAGAGGGCGTCCACACTGAAGGCGTCGGAGAACTGGTTACACTGGGTTGCCTTGCCCATCTTGGAGGGATGGGCTGTGTCGAACAGGCCCTTGCCGTCCGCGCATTTGGCGTCGAAGGTCTTCCCGTAGAACTTCATGCTGGCGGCCTTGGTGATGGCCGCGCCGAAGAGGGCGGCGCCGAACCGCTCGCGGGTCCGGTAGTAACCAGCCACGAAAGCGGCAGGCTGCTTTTTCAAGTCCATGAGCTTGGAGTCTTCCACGATCTCACGGGACAAGGAGAAGCTGTTCTTCCAGGTCATGTGCTCCAGGAACTTGTCGAAGCCCTCCTGCATCCCGTCCACGGGGTACTCGCCGTTCTCGCCCACGGGCTGGAAGCCCTCCATGGCGGTCATGGTGGTGAACTTCTCACCCCAGTGCTTGCTTGTGCCCACAGTGAACAGCTCTTGAATCATAGACTTCTGTTCAAAGGACTCGCCCCGCTTTTCCAGGAACATCCGGATGGGGGCCTGGGACTTGCCGAAGATGCTGTCCTGCAGGCCGCTCCCTTCCGTAAAAGTGATATGTGCCATACGATGATTGTCTCCTTTCCTTGGTGATTCCTGCGGCGGATCAGCCGCCCCCGCCGCTCTGGGTGATGTTGACCACAGCAGGGAAGCGTACCCGCACTCTGTCGCCTGCGGCGGTGCCGTCCATGCCCACCACTTCGGCCACACCGCTTGCCGTGGTGGCCGTCACCTGCAGGCCGTCGGTGTGCAGCGTCACCTTGTCGCCCAGCTTCACACTGGAGGCCGCCGCCTGGAAGGTGGTCTCAAACATCATGTCGGGCAGCACCCGCATAACGGGGATGATGTCCCCCACCGTGCAGGGCGTCTCCTTCTCGATCATGCTCACATAGGTGGGTGCAGTCGTTCCGCTGGCGACAGCCAGGTTTCCGCCGCTCTGGATCAGGGCCATGCCGATCCTCGGTGTGATGGCCCCGCATGGCAGGTACTCGATGCCGGGCACCCGCCCGCCGTCTACCTGCTGAATCAGAAAAGCCATAAAAACCTTACTCCTTCCGTTGTTTTTCCATGTACCTGTTGTAGTGCTTCTGGATTTCCGCATCCGTGGCGTCTGGATTGAAAGCCAGGTACTCCGCCTTCACATCCGGCGGCACCGTGGCCGCCCCGGTCCCCTGGGGAGTCCCGGTGCCGGTCAGGTGGTCCTTTCCGCGGGCGTTGTTCAGGGCCTGCTGCCGGGCTGCTTCCGCCCGGGCGGTAGTCAGACGGTCAAAGTTAGCCAGCCGGTAGGCATCCAGGAAGCTGTTGCCCTTGCGCACCAGGTCATAAAATGCCTTGGCGCCGGGCATGGAGAGCAGGTCTTCCACCGTGTTGATGGTGGGGTCCAGCTTGTGGATCTCCGCAAGCTCGGCATTTACCCTGGCCTGGGCCTCTGCCTGCCTGCGCTGCTCGTCCGCCGCCGCCTGCTGCTCCTGCTGCTTTTTCAGCGCCTGGATCGCCGGCGTCTGCTCCACCGCGGACCGCAGGGCCTCCGGCGTCAGCTTCCCGGCCTTCAGGTCCTTCTGCAGCTTGGCGGCGTCATAGTCCGCCCGCCAGGCGTCGAACTCCTCCAGGGTGGTGATGGGCTTGCCCGTGACGGTGTTTTTCATCCCCGCCTTGGCAAAGAAGGCATCCATCTGCCCTTTGGTTCTGGCCCTCTCGTCCTCCACCGCCTTTTTCACGGCGGCCTGC